CTACTGGTGCGAATAACACAGCAGTAGGTTATAAAGCACTTGAGGCCAACACCACCGCAAACAGCAACGTAGGCATTGGTTATCAGTCTTTGTACCTAAACACTACAGGCGCAAAGAACGTAGCTGTTGGCACAAACGCACTTGATACCAATACGACAGGTTCTAATAACGTAGCGATTGGATTTGAGGCATTAGATGGAAACACCACCGCATCTCAAAACACGGCTGTTGGTTATCAGGCTATATACACTAATACTACTGGTGTTGAGATGGTGGCTGTAGGTTATGAAGCCTTATATTCAAACACAACTGCTCATACCAATCATGCTTTTGGATATAGGGCTTTAAAAGCTAATACTACTGGTTCTAGCAATGTTGCTGTTGGGCATAGTGCGTTAACAGCGAACACCACCGCAAATAACAACACAGCGGTTGGCTATCAGGCTGCGTATAGTACTACTACTGGTGCGTTCAACACTGCATTTGGCTATCAAACTTTACTAGACAATACTACAGGTTACGCTAATGCGGCTTTTGCGGCTGACGCAATGGGTAATAACACTACTGGTTTTGACAACACCGCTCTAGGCAATGCGGCAATGTTTCAAAATACTACAGGGTCATATAATGTTGCTTTAGGTCGTGCCGCTTTACAAAACAACAGCACCGCAATTGGTAATACTGCGGTTGGCTATCAGGCTGCTTATAGTAATACTACTGGGGATAACAATACAGCCGTAGGCCGAGACAGCTTGCTTACCGCAACAACTGCATCTGATAATGTGGCTGTTGGTAGAGAGGCAATGAAAAGAGCTACAACTGGAACTGCAAATACAGGCATTGGTACAGAAGCCCTAAAAGAGACAACTACAGGTAGTCATAATACTGCACTTGGCAATGACGCTCTCCTGTCCAACACCACCTCAAGCAACAACACGGCTGTGGGTTATCAGGCAGGGTATGCCGCAACAACGGAAGGTAGCAGTGTTTATGTTGGCTATCAAGCTGGGGTTGCCGCAAACGGCTTGTTTAACACTTTTGTAGGATATGAAAGCGGTCACGATGTTACCTCTGGCGTAGTTAATACTTTTGTGGGTTATGACAGTGGTTCACAAATAACGACTGGCTCCAAGAATGTCGTTATAGGCAACTACAACGGCAACGAAGACAGCCTAGACATCCGCAGCGATACTGGAAATGTTGTACTTTCAAACGGTGATGGAACGGTAATGGCTCGTTTCATAAGCAACAGAGATATGCTTATGGGTACTGGTCAATTTACAGCTGGAGCAACTAATACTTCTTCTGGTATATTTTTTCGTGCAGGTGATCGTTCACAATTTAACACAACAAGTGGACCAGCGTTAGCGTCAAACAGACTTGGCGATGATGGTAGTGTTATGGAGTTTAGGCAGGGCGGAAGTATTGAAGGAAGTGTAACTATATCAGGAACAACAACTTCATTTAATGGTGGTCATTTATCACGTTGGGCGCAACTTAGTAATGGATCAAAAGATACAAGTTTTCTTAAAGGCACAGTAATGACCAACCTTGATCAAATGGCTGTATGGCCCAACAGAGACTTTGATGGTGTTGCAACTGAAGGTAATGAAGATAATGAACAATTAAACTGTATGGCAATTTCATCTGTAGAAGGTGATGCAAATGTTGCTGGTGTTTTTGTTAATTGGGATGAAGATGATGATCTTGTAAATGACATGAACATAGCCATGACAGGTGATATGGTTATTCGTATTGCCCAAGGAACAACAGTCGCAAGAGGTGATTTACTTATGTCGGCTGGTGATGGCACAGCTAAACCTCAAGGTGATGATATTGTTCGAAGCAAAACAATAGCAAAAGTAACATCAATAAATAAAAGTCGTACATACGATGATGGTTCGTACTTAGTGCCATGCGTGTTGATGGCTTGTTAATTAGACAGAAAAGGAGAAAGAAATGTCTGATGAAATAACTAAAGAAGAAATTGCAGAGAACTACACAGCAATGGGTCACAGTGTTGATCTGCTAAACGCAGGAAAACCTGCTGACATGGAAGCAGACGATTGGACTGCAACCAAAGCTCGTAACGTAGAGCATTTAAAAATAATGAAAGCCAAGACTTATTGGACTTCAGAAGATATGACTGCTGTAGATAAAGCTATTGCAGATAATAAATAAACTATAACAAAGGAGAATAGCAATGGGAAAAAATGAAAAAACCCCTATAACTATCAACGACAAAGAATATTTAATAGAAGATTTAACACAAGAACAACAAACTATGGTTAATCATGTAGCAGATTTAGATCGTAAACTATCAAGTGCTAGATTTAACTTAGACCAACTAAGCGTTGGGCGTGAAGCTTTTGTTAATCTTCTTGCACAATCTGTGGAAGCACCAGTAGAAGCAGAAATTGTAGACGAAGATAAGGCTGCATAAAAAATGAAATTTGAGCAAGTCATTGGTATTGTTGCATTAGGTTTATTAAGTTGGGGTTCACTCCAAATATACCAAATCAATGCCAAAGTCTTGCTCATGTCATATAAAGTAGATGAAAACCACAAGATGATCAAACCTATGTGGGAAGACTTCTTGGTTCGTAACTCACAAGTAGCGAGTAAATAATGGAAAATATGAAACTTCCCATAGCATTAGTTGCAGCAATGGCTGTACAATTAGCAGGTGCAGTCTGGTGGGTATCTCAACAGGCAGCTACTATATCATCCCTAGAAGAAAACGTAGAACAGTTTGCTAGTCGCATGGCTGTAGAAAATACAGTAAATCTTAAACGAGATGTGCAAGAAAGTAAGTCTGACATAATAGAACTGTGGGAAGACAGTGATGAACTATGGGAAGAGATGGCAGCAATGCTTGCTTCATTTAGTTCTATCAATGATCTCAAACAGAGAATTGCTTTACTTGAAACAGAGTTAAAGTACATGAACCGTGACCATAACAGAATGATAATGAATGATGATGGAGTCTAATTATGGACCCCATAACGATCCTTTCAGGAATAAAGTTAGGTTTAAGCACAGGCCGTAGCGTAGCTGCACTATCTAAAGACATAGGTAAATTCTTTGATGCAACAGATCAAGCTAAAAAAACTTTACAGAAAAAAGGTATCTCTAGTAAAAGTGTTAATGCCACTGCACTAGATCGTTGGGCAAAGGTACGTCAAGCAGCAGAAGCTGAAAGTGAATTGCAGGAATGGATCACACAGACGTATGGCAGGAGCAAGTGGTTGGAACTCCTTCGCATACGCAAGGAAATTCTACAAGAAAAACGTGAAGCCGAAGCTCAAGCAAGACGTGAAGCTATGGCAAGACAAGAGTTAGCAATAACCATAGCAGGTATCTTCTTTCTTATTACAGCCTCTGCTATTGGCTCTACAGCCTACCTACACCACATGGGATGGATAGACATAAAAGATTATTGGCCTTGGTAATTTTATAAATATAAATAGGTAATTATAATGGATAGAACTCAAACACAAACTTATCTAAATAAATTTTGGAACTATAATGGTTCTAACCAATCGGATGAGATACAAGCTTTTCTTGCATCTAATCCCGGTGCAGCTTCTGGTGTTGGGAGAATGTCCAGTGCATTAAATAAAATGACTATGGGAAAACCAATAGCAAAATTAAATAATGGTGGTTATATAAAAGGTTATGATGAAGGTGGTTTAGAAATGCCTAAAAGACCTACTGAACCTAAACTAGTAGAACAACCAACTTCTATAGGAAATGAACCACCTAGATACGCAGGTGGTTATAACAGAACCGACAACAAAACATTTGAATATGGTACTGCTTATCAAGTAGGTGTTGGAGATGCTAATACAGATAATCCAGTTACTCAGAGATATCCATTAAGTACACCTAACAGAAAAAGTGTAATTGCTAGTGCTGTTGCTGCTTGGTTAAAAAATGCAAATAAACCACATGAAGATTGGAAAGTACAAAATGCAAAGTATCTTCAAGATAAAGCAGCTTATGATAAGTATGTAGCAGATAAAGCTCAATATGATAAAGATGTTGTACAGTATCAAAAAGATGCAGATGCTTACAATGAACAGGTACAAAAACAAACACAAGAAAGACTGTTAGAAATGACAGCAGCAAGTTCAGACTTGCTTAAAGGTGCTTTAACAGATCCTGAAGGTACGATTAAAAAACCAGAAACAAAACTAATTGATGTAGGAGATTCAACAACTACTTTATTACCTTCGGATATAGGTCAAATACCAGAGTTTAGGGTTGATCCTATTTCAGGTTTAGGTATAGTGTCTCAGCCCGGTTATACTGCTACTAAAGCTACAACATCACAAATAGCTGCTGCAGACCCAATAGATGCAAATTTATATCAAGCTACTCAAACACAAGCAGATGTCGGTAAAGCAGTACAAGGTGTACAGGCAGAACAAGGTGAAATTTCTGCAGAGGCATTAGCTCAAGCTGCAACAGCAGACCCAACTAAAACTGCTGTTGGTAATATGCAAGCTGCCCAAGGCACTGGTATTATGATGAATAACCCTGTGCAAAGAGAGATACAGCAAGGTGAGCTTGTTTCTGGTGTCGCAGATGCACAAAAAGCTGTTGCATTTACAGAACAAGTACAAGCTGCACAAGCAACTCCATCTCAAAAAGCTATGGTACAAGAACAATTATCTGGCTTAATGCAAGATTTTGAGGGTGGTGCTACACCTGCATGGGCTGCAGGAGCTATGAGAGCCGCTATGGGTAAGATGGCAGCTAGGGGATTAGGTGCATCTAGTCTTGCAGGACAGGCTGTTGTACAGGCTGCTATGGAGTCTGCATTACCTATTGCCCAAGCTGATGCACAAACAGTTGCACAATTTGAAATGCAGAACTTGTCAAACCGTCAACAACGTGCTATGCTATCAGCACAGCAACGTGCTCAGTTTATTGGTCAAGAGTTTGATCAAGCATTTCAATCAAGAGTACAGAATGCATCTCGTATTGCTGACGTAGCTAATATGAATTTTACTGCGGAACAACAGGTAGCTTTAGAAAATAGTCGTATTGCAAACACGGTAAATTTACAAAACTTAACTAATCAACAAGCTATGGTAATGGCAGAAGCTGCTGCTGTAGCAAACTTAGAAGCACAGAATTTATCTAATGAGCAACAAGCTGCAGTACAAAATGCAAATGCATTCTTGCAAATGGATATGACTAATTTAAATAATAGACAAGCAACTAATATGTTTAAAGCTCAGTCTATGGTACAATCTTTATTTAATGATGCTGCTGCAGATAATGCTGCTAAACAGTTTAATGCTTCAAGTCAAAATCAAACAGATCAGTTTATGGCAAACTTAGTATTTCAAACAGACCAGTTTAATGCTTCTGCTTTAAATGCAACAAGTCAATACAATGCAGGTCAAGATAATGCTGCTAAACAATACAATGCAGGATTAAGAGAACAAAGAAAACAATTTAATGCTACAAACAGATTAGTTGTTGCACAAGCAAACACTCTTTGGAGACAAAATGTAGCAACATTAAATACTGCAGCAGAGAATGAAGACAATAGACAGTTTGCTAAAGATGTAAATGCACTTACAAATAAAAATTTAGATGAGCTTTGGCAAAGAGAAAGAGATATTATGGATATGGCTTTTAGGGCTGAAGACTCTAGAATGACTAGAGTGTTGAGTCTTTTGTTAGCAGATAAAGATATGGAAGCTGTTAGAAAACAATTAGAATTTGCAGATGAGAAAGCAAAGACAAGTTTTTGGATGGACTTGTTATGGCCTTTTGATTAATAGAAAGAATTAAACTATGGCAGAAGAAACTAATTTAGGTGATAAACAAACTAGGGTAGGTACTTTTTCATCTAGGATGAAAGACCTAGAAAAACCAAAAGTAATGAGATCATCTGGTAGTATATTAAAAAGATTTAAAGAGACTCAAGAAACTACGGAAGAAGAACCTATATCAGATGTTATAAGTGGATACTCTTCTAGTATTTCTGAATATGACTTTGGCACTCTTACAGCCTCAGATATTATTGATGAGCTTGAGGATAGAGAAAAAAGACCAAAGACTAGAGCAGAAGGTGTTGGTGCTACAGCAGTGGCTAAAGGTGCTAACTGGAAAGAAATATCTAGGAATAGTTTAATACAGTTTGAGGGTTTTAAAGATAAAGCTTATTGGGATGTTGATCATTATAGAGTAGGATATGGTACAGATACTTTGTATGATGACACTGGTAAGCCAGTTGAAGTTACACAAGACACTGTTGTAAGTAAAGAGCAAGCATTAAAATCTTTAGAGAAAAGAATAACAGATGACTTTGTACCAATAATAAAAAATACTATCGGAGAATCTTGGGATAGTTTATCTGATAATGCTAAAGCTGCTACAGTGTCTATTACATATAACTACGGAAGAGTTCCAAAAAGAATTAGAGAAGCTCTAAAGTCTGGTGACAACGACAGAATAGCAGAAGCAATACTAACACTAACTGAAGATAATGATGGTGAAAATAGAAACCGTAGAATTATGGAAGCAGAGTTAGTTAAGTTACCAGCTACAAACTCATCACTAGTACCAAGAAGGACAGGTAAATGAAACAAGAAGCCTTTGATTTTACAGCACCGATACCGGGACAATCTCTTGTAAGAGAACCGGGTAATGCACCATACGAACAACCACCAGAAATAGTTAATGCTGAACAAGCTTTGATGGGGCATATAAATTATTTTAATGATGCTGATGTAATGGAAAAAGTTATAGCTGCAATAGACTTTGGTTTTGATGTAGAAACATTTGTTGAAGGTTATCTTCGTTCTGCTGTATTAGAGGGTATACACACTGTTGATGTAAGTCTTGCAGTAAAGAAACCACTTATGGAGTTCATAGCTAAAATATTAGATGCTGTAGGTGTACCATACGCAATGGTTGAACAAGATTTATCTGAAGAGGTAGATGCAAGCCTTAAAGAAATAGATAGAGAACTTCAAGACTTAAAGAAAAATGAGTCGGCAAGAGAAGTATTTATAGATGAAGTTAGTGAACTTGATATGGAAGAAGAACCTACAGAAGAAGCTCCTAAAGAAGAAGCTCCTGTAGGTTTAATGGCAAGAGGTAATTAATATGTCGTTAGGTTTTTGGTCTGGAGCAAATGAGTTTAGAAAAGAAAAGAAAGCGCAAAGAGAAGCTAGAGAAAGATTTAAAGCTGAGTCTTTAGAAAAAACAAAATCTATTGTTATTCCAGAACTTTTAACTAGACTTGAGAATAATAATAAAAAGTCTGCAGTAAGAAAAGAAAGAGTTGCTGCAGCACAAAACATGGGTTTCAGTCGTAAGGCAGCTTTGGCTTTAGAAAAAACTGGACAGTTAGAGTTTGAATTAAATAAACTACAAAAAATTGGACCTGATAAAGTATCTCAAGGTTGGATAAAAGAACTTACTAAAATGGTTGAAAATGAATTAGATCCTACTGATCCTAATTATGATGAAACTCTAGCTAATGCTGTTACTGCAGGATTAGATATTAGTAATATGAAAGATGATGATGAACGTCTAGAAGGTTTATTAAAAGCAATTAATGCAACTAACGAAGAAGATTTAAATGCAGCATTAATAGATCTATTGCCTACTACAGAAACAGAAACTAAACCATCTAAAATAGATTATAATACTAAAAAAGGTAGGGGAGTAAGTAGACCTGAAAGAGAAGGTATTAGATCAGAGCTTGCAAAAAGAATTGGTCCTATGCTTGGTTCTGTTTATACTGATGTACCTAATCCATATAATCCGGGTTTAACACTTAGTCAATTAACTGATCCAGAAGTAAACAAGATACTTTTAAAAATTACAGATACAGTAATTGATCAATATATTGCACCTCTTATATATACAGAAGAATCTGATTTAATTGATTTTGCTGGTAATGTAGTACAAGATTATGCTGACTATTTAAGAACTCAAGGTACAGATAAAATTCGTGAACTTGTAGATCCAAATCATTTTAAAAATAATTTTGATGAAGTATTCTTAACATATCTGCAGAATGAAAATAATATGTTTGATGGTGTTAAGTTGTGGGAACAAAAATTACAACCACCAACTATTGAACCAGTGGAAACACTTGAACAAGCTGTACCAATAGTTACTAATATAGTTGAACAAAACCTTCCAAATTATGATCCTAACCAATCTGAAACATTACAAAATTAATAAGGCATATAATTAATGGCTGAGTACATACAAAAAGCAGAAGATAATTATTTTACAGATTTAATTGAGGATGAAACTTTTGGGCAAGACCTTAAAAAGTTTTTTACTGGTGGTAGATATAATTATTCTGAAAAAGAAATAGAAGAAAAAGGTATAGATGGTCTTGCAAATGATTTTGTAGAGCATATGAGATATCAATCTACGAATGAAACAACAGCAGTAAAAGATCTACTTTATGTACAAAGAGATTTTGAAACGAATGAAAAAGTAGCTGGATCAAAGAGTAGAGATAGACAATTTAAAGAAGGTAAAAAAGCTTTTGGTAGGTTGATGAATGCTTACGATGTTAGTGCAGGTGGTGGCACTGGTGTACTAGAAGGTGCAGGAGATTACCTTAGAGCTTTTGCTTCGTCACCATCTACAATAGCAACAGTGGGAACACTAGGTACTGGTATCTTTTCTAAGATAGCAGCTAAAGGTGCTTCTAAAACTGCACAGTTATCTCTTCGTGCTCATATGTCAAAGCTATTATCTGAAGGGGTAAAGGAAGCTGCAGTAAAAGAAAAATTTAAAAAGACTTTCACAGCAGGTGCAGCTAAGGGTGCAGGGATATCTTTTGCCATAGAAGCACCCCTTGGTGGTGGTATGGCATATGCACAACAGGAAGCAAGAGAAGAAACAATAGATGATTATACATATACAAAGGGTGATGTACTACGAGATGGTTTAATAGCAGGAGCTTTTGGTGCAACTATGGGAGGAGCTTTCGGTGCATTAGATGTTAAGAAAGCAAACAAAGCTGTAGATATTACCATGAGAAATATACAAGTTGGTAAGAAAGCTAGAGCAAAAGCAAACAGAGAAGCAAATACAGTTATTACAAATGCAAAACCAAAGGTAATAAATGAAACTTTAGAAGATGTGGTTGATGCTCTTAATGTTGTACGTGCAAAAAAACTTAAAGAAAAATTAGATCCACTTGATCCTGATCTAGTCGCAAGAGGACAGGAGCTTAAAGATAAAGTATTAAACTCTAAAGGTAACAGGATGTTAGATGCAGGTCTAGATACTGATACTGTAAAAGGTATTGTAGCTGCATCTATTGAAATGAAAGATATATTGGAAATAGATCCGGGTGAACGAATAACATCTGCTATAGCACGAAAGTTAAAAGATCCTGACAGTAAATTAATGTTAGATTCTAAAAAGGCAAATGAAATAAGAGAGAAATATAATTTATCTGGAGAAGAGTTTTCTTATATATTTTTAGCAGAATTATCTAAAGCAGGTAGATTACTTGGTGAAGTGGGTCAGGTAAAAAGGGCGTTTGCAAACATAGATATATTAGCAGAAAATAATATTACAAGTTTAGCAGACAGAGAAGTTGCAGATTTATTTGAAGCTGTAGGTGGCAGGGAACAAGGTTTTAAAAATAAAAATCAAGATGCACCTAGTATCCCTCAAAAAATATTTAAAACTATACAAGAATCAGATGCATTAAGAATTGCATTTATGACTTCTCAGGTAGGTACAACTGTTGCCAACGTAACAACACAAGGTTTTAATACTTTTATTGATATATCAGATCACTTCTGGAAGAATGCTATTCGTGTTGGTCGTGGAGAAAAACTACCTGATGGTAGTATAAACAGACGTTGGGTAGGTGGTACTCTTTCTAATCTTCGTGGTTTAACTATGAACCGTGATGAAGCTATGGTTGCAAAAGATATGTTAATGGAGAATGCACCGCTTAAATATAGAGATTTGTTTTATGAAAATAGTCGTGCATTAAATCATTTAGGTAGTCAAAGTTGGATGGCTAATGCAGGTAGGGTTGTAAACAAACTTAACATTATGACTGATGCTGTATTTAAACAGAGTGCTTTATATGCATCATTGGATAGACAGTTAAGAGAAGCAAACAACGAATACATAGGAAAAAATTTCTCCCAGTTTATTTTAAACGGTGGAACTTTTAAAGATCTTCCAGATGAAGTGTTAGATAAAGCAATAGATGAAGCAAAGAGATTTACATTCCAAAGAGACTACAAAAAAGACGCTTCTTTATTTGGTAAAGGTGCATCAAAACTACAACAGATACATAGGAAATACCCATACATAATTTCTGCAGGTGCAGATATACCATTTCCAAGATATATAGCAAACCATTTAGAATATATTAACGACTATACACCTATCGGTATGGTTACTGGTGGGTTAAATAGATTTGAAAAAGTTATGGGTCGTGCATTCAGTGATCCTATTAAGACAGGTGATGATAGAATTGCTAGACAGATAACAGGCGCATCATTGTTTTTAGGTGGAGTATACGCAGCAGCCGCCAAGCAAGGTCAAATAGATTTTGATAGGTTAGAATTAGAAGGTGGAGCAGGTGAGATAGAGTTAGCTAGGGTTGCTGGACCTTGGGCAGCTAATCTTTTGTTAGGTGATCTAGTGTATAGATACATGAATGGTCTGCCTTGGAACACAACTACAACAAAAGAAAATGTATTAGAAATACTGGGGGGTGTTCCAGATTTAAGGACAGGTACTTTTAGTCTTGAGTTTCCTATTGTAAGAGAGATTGTTAAATCTACACAAGAACGTGGGGCTACAGAAGGTTTAGAAAAAGAACTGGGTAATATTATTGCTACCTTTAGTTATCCTGCAACTATTGCTAAAGATGTTTATGCACAGATTAATTTTGATGCAGCAGGTAATCCTTACACAAGGACTTTACTTCCGGGGGAAAAGGATAGGACAGATATATATGGAGAAAGAAACTTTATATCTGATATATTTAATAGTGAACTATTAAAAGCTCAAGCAACTAGATTTTTACTAGACAGCAATATGTTTAGCTATAATCAGTCTCGAACACCAATATCTGGCAAGCAGGGTTATGATTATAAACTATATAATATTTTTACTCCGTATGCAGTGGGTAGCTACAACCCCATAACTAAACAGTTTGGTACGACACAAGAACCACCAAGCACTGGACTACAAAAAGAAATTACAAGGCTTAATTTAAAAGATTATAAGTTGTACACAAAAAATAAAGTTAAAAATAATACTCTTGCACACCAAGTTGAATACAATTTATCTCAAAAATTATATGCAAAGTTTGATGTATGGAGAGATAGAGGTAAAATAGGTGGAAAATCTAAGTATTCTGAACTTAGTTATGACGAGCTTGATGAATTACCAATTCGTGCAGAAGATAAAAATAGTTTAAAGATAAATTACTTAACTGCTTGGATTAATCAAGAAATAGATTATGAAGAAGAAGCAGTAAAAAGAGTTTTTGAAAGTGCTTTAAATAATCCTAAGTTAAAAAAGAGAACTATAGGATATATAAGAAATAGTTACGAACTAGAAACTGCTAAGGTTGGTGGTAAAAAAGTAGATAATATTATCTCCAGATACCCTGACAAATTTAACGATGCCAGAAGTGCCAAAGAATATCTGGAGAGATCTACAGATATTATAGATGAAATAAATAGAAGACAACTAATAATAGATGTGATTAGTAAAGAGGAAGATGGTACAGATATTGGACCTGTAATACCTATTAACCCTTAATCATCTTCTAACATATAGTCTGCCCAATCGTAGGCTGTTCTCTTTACATCTGCCATTTGTGAAGCCCCTTTCACGCTAGGAAGTAACCCAGCAAGTGCTTGACCTGCTAGGTATCTTCTTGCCGTGAGGGGCTTCATAGCTTTAGAGGTTCGTTTCTTCTCTGTAAACTTTTTCGCTTCTTCTGCTAATTTTTTGCTCATACTCTTTTACTTTTTTTAGGTTGGTGAAGTATGCAGTATTAAAACCAAACTCCCAACTTCTGTTATTGTTAGTATTGGTTGGGTATGGATTACCCAACTCACCTTTTCTAAAAGCAACCTGACCTTCATTGAAGGGATTTATTTTCTTTTTTCCTTCATTGTGTCTAGCATTTTGTTTAGATACCATTGTGCTTTCTCCATATCTTCTATAGGGTTAGTCTTGTATCTGTGTCGATGTTGATACTTTATCATATTACCGTGACAGTATGCTATGAAACCATCCTCACCTAACACTTGCTTTATATAATCAATACACTCTACACCACCATTTAAATTGTAGTGGGCAGGTTTGTTGACAGGATCAAAATTCATAGTGTAACTAGCTCCGCTTCAGTGTAAGGAATATGAAAGAAGTATTCTTTTCTTCTAGCATTGGCTAACCATATCTCCTTTGCACACTCTTCAGTGAGTTGGTAGTCTTTGATTCTCCATGCTTGTTTACAGTCGTGACGTATTACATAAAAGTTACAGTAAGTATTGTCACCCTCTACTTTCTTGTACTTATTAATTAGTCTATACTTTCTGTATGGTATACGTATCTCTTTCCATTTAGGATTCCAATCACCTGTCCACTGGTTCTTCATCTCTACTTCAGAGTAATACATACCACCATTCTTTTCACTCTTTATATCAAAAGAAAAATCTTCTTCTGTATCAAGGATAGTATGTCCGATACCCTCTAGGTAATTTGTTATTACTGTTTTAGCTTTACTGTCATTCTCCTTATATGACTGCGGTTGAAACTTTCTGTAGTATGATCCTTTAATTGGTTGTAGCATTATATACTCCTAAGTTATATCTACAATTTCACAAACGTCACCAGTACAAGCAAACTGCTGACTAGAACTAGTACCATCTTCTTTCTCATAGTCCGAGAGTTTAGACCAATCAATTTTCTTTGGCATGGTTAATAGTAAACTATTGTAAGTCTGCTTGTCAACCTCTTGATATGGCGCTTGTTGGTACGTATGCTCATTATATGGTAAGAAAGATACACCTGACATTTCATCGAAGTGTTCATATACAAACGCTCCGACTTCAAACCACTCATCCTTTTTAACATTGATAGTCACACTTGGTTTGTGTTCACACCAATTACGTTGATAGATTAACCACATCTCTAGCTGCTCAATAGCAGTTTGATCTGCAGTAACAACTGAACCCCTTGGTGATTTGATTGGGAAACTAAATACTGTTGTAGTATCTCCTTTCATAACACAAGGTTCACTTGGTATTCCCTGATCCATCATAAACTGTGTCAGTGGATCTTTGTTATCTCCTCTAACTGTTCTGATGTAATATGGGGAATGTCTGGAATGGATACCACTGGCTGAGTCAACAAGTTGTGAAACAGTACCAGAAGGTTTGACACAAGTGATAGAGACAGACTGAGATATACCAAGTAAGTCAGCATACTCATGATTAGTAGCTTCTGCAACAGCACGTAAGTTTGCAAGTGTCTTTTCCAATCCTTTATTCTTTGTAGTCATTAGTGGGTTGTCCATTATTCCAGTGAGCGACACACCCAACAATCGTTCTTCTTCGGTATTTCGTTGCCACACTTTTCGCAGATATGGGAACTTAGTGAAGGTAGACTGAATAGTTCCAAGAATTGTTGCCAACCTAACCTTACGTGCCAGATCGTCATACGTATCTGTAGCTCTAACGACAACCTCAGTGAGGTTACAAAACTGGTAAGGACGTAGGATAATTTCCGAGCACGGGTTAGTACCAAACTCGTAGTTGGGGTCACGTCTGCCATACTTTGCAGCTTGTTTCTTACTCGCTTCACGATTGAATATACCACGTTCTCCACTCCCTGATTCTACTAATGCCATCCATTCCCTCATAAAAGATATGGCATCTGGTTTCTCTGTATAAGACACAGAGTTATTAGCTAATGCACGTTGTGGTTCGTTCTCCCACCACTGACCTGACTTAGCATGTCGCATACGATCATCACTCAGGTTAGATAGAGAGATCATAGCACTACGTCTAACACCACCTACTACAACCACTTCACCAATCTTACACATTATATCATGGCACTCTATTGATGATAGCCTACGTCCTTGTGAGTCTTTAAACATTTTGATAACAAAGTTAAACAAGTCTACCAAAGGGGCAGGGCCACTAGCTCTACCACCAAATGTCTTTAGCCTAGAACCTGCAGGTCTAACATTTGATACATCCCACTTAGGTATCTCGCCACTATATAGTAATGCTATTACTTGTCGCAGTGCTTTTGCCCAACCTTCTTTACTATCTTTTACTGCAATAACAGTATCACTATCGTACAGTTCAGGAACTTCTGGTAGTTGTTGTATGAACTGACGTTCTACAGAAAAGCCTACACCAGTACCACATAGTAATATAAACATAGCTTCATCGAAAGACTTAGGGTCATCTACTGGCAGATAAGAACAGTTGTACATACAGGTATTATCTCTGTCAGCAGCAGGGCCAGCAGTCATCATTGCTCTCATACTAGGCATTACTTCTAACCCAAGTATAGCTTGTTCTATTTTGTTTGTTGTTTCTTCATCTACATTTGCATGGACAACATTAGATACATATCTACCCACTGTCTCAGTCCATGACTCTCTTCGCCCCTCACTCTCTAGCCAACGTGCATAACGTGAGGTGTGTATAAAACTTTGATAGTCTGTTGGTAATAAGTTACTCATTTATCTTCCCCTATATTTGTTGGTGCGTACACCTCACCATTATATTTACTTCCTGTTGAACCTTTTCCTGTTTCTACTCCACTATTACAGCCTATTACAACTACTAGTAAGAAAGACGTAGATACGTACAGTACTCTCTTTGTCCACAATATAAACCCTTCAAAAGTTTTCTTTGCTTCTGTCTCTGCTGATTGTCTTGGTGTCATTCTGGTACAGTCCAAGGATAACAAGGTACAATACTTTGCTTACAATACTTTGCATTGTCTACCAACAAGACAGGTAATATACATATAACAAACACACAAAACAATAGAGGCCACACTAAACCTTTCATATCACAATAGTTCATCTTTTATCTCCACTACCTTGTATCTTACCACGACTTTTTCTATCCTGTAATTTATCTAAATTCTTTTGTGCTATGTCAGCCATCTCTACATTTAGGTCACGACATAGTGCAGCTATGTACCACAGACAATCTCCTACCTCATCTGCAATGGCATCCCTGTCAAAGTTTCCGTCACGTAATATCTTCTTAACCTTATTAGCCACTTCACCTGCTTCTGCAGCCAATCCTAGTGCAGGATAGATTACCTGATGTGCATCTTTATACACTGCTGTTTCTGCAGCACGAGATTGATACCAAGTCATTTCCATATTAGGTTCATTCCAGTATTTAAAATGATCCATATCTTCTTTCGTTATCATAGTCTTGTTACCTCACATTCAATTATTTCTACATCTTCTATGTCATACAAAACATTTTCCATAAGTTCTTTTACATCATCTGAGTTGTTGTCTTTTCCTAACTCAAATATATAAGAATCTGGATCTATTTTTAATTTTATTATTACCTCATATTCCACAGCTAAAGTCCTTAGTTATACTCAAGTAAAACTCAAAGTCAATCACGATCATCAATCTCTAATTCAAGAGGTTCAATGTTAGACTGAAAATATTTTACCATTTCATACGCATCATTAAAGCTATCAAAAAAGTATTCCATCTGTATTACCTTCCCTTCTATCTCAACTTTGCATACATTGTAGTGTACGTCTTGTTCATCAGGTAGATCACATTGGTATGGACCTGATAGCACATCCCAAATCTTAACCTGTTTCATTTGTACTACGTCACTGTTTGCCATCTTTTGTTAAACTCCTTATCAGTTTAAGGTAGTGTGGTAGTTCTGATATTACTAACCATTGATGTCTATCTGATCTGTAGAAAACTACAGGGTCACCTTTGTCATGGTTAGTACATTGCTTTATCCAATCATACACAGTCTTGAGTGCAGACTTTCTTCTTTTTACTTCTATAGAAATAGGTATGTATTTTCTAGCAGCAGGGGATAACTGGATATCTGCACCAGTTTCTCCCATAACTGTAGACTTTACATCGTCTGGTTCTAGTTCAGGAAACGACTCAAGCAAAGCATCTCTTATTTCCTGTTGACCTAATCTCCCTTTTTGTTTGGCACGTCTACTCAATCTATAAGCTCCTCTACTCTGGGCTTTTTAACTACGTCAATTAGATACTCTTTACCATGTGAGTATTTAAATACACGAGCTTCAGGCCAACATATCTTACGATACTCGCATGAACTACATGCATAAGATAGTTTAGTATTCTCAGATGCACCTGACTGTGGTACAGGTTTCAGTCTTTGATCTGGTAATTTACCAGTAACTATATTTTTTACTTCCTCTATTTCTTTTTCTTTAGTAGTAAGTTCTTTATCAAAGTCGTACATATCTAAGTGTAGTTCGAAACTATCTTTTTGTACGACAAGAAAAGCACCACGATTTTTGTCTGTAACTAGAGGATCATCTTTACCTGCATAGACATAGGAACTAAGCTGACTTATATAACCATAGGGATCATCGTTACGTAATGAGTTTGTCTTAAACTTATTCATACCATAACGTGAGGTAGACTTTACATCAATAGTAATACCATCAATGACCGCATCTCTGTGACCTTTGATACCATGAACTGATAGTCTGTCCTGCTCACCTTGAACATCATGTCCTGCCGCTTTAGCAAGCGAAAGGACTAAGGCTTCTAAAAGATCCCCGTAAAAGAAAAGACCAAGTAGTTGAGGTTTTAGCGGTGCAGCTTCCTCTGTTTTATTTATTCTATACCAAGTCTTTCTTTTACAGGGTGAACCCACAGAGGATAAACTTAAATACCCTCTGGGTTTCTGAGGTTCTTTAAACCTTGATTCAGCTATTTGAGAAATATTTTTTGCTAGATAATCTGTGATTGTCTTATCCCACCCACCCTTTCCTTCAATGACACCATAGATATCTTCAACGAGTGTTTCAATGTTAGGCATTACTCACTCCTTAAAATGGGATTTCTTCAGCAGCGACTTCCTTTGTAGCAGTTGAAGCAACATTCTGTGTGAATGGATCTTCTTTATCAGAGGAAGATGAGTCATACTCCAAATGTTTGATTACCTTTACTCTCTCAAGTCGAGTAGTAGTAGTACCATAGTTTTTATTTTTGTAGATGTCTAATTCTACAAGAACTTCTGAACCATTACCAATGACACCATCGGTCTCAAAGTTCCACAGACTACCATCTGACTTATACACTGATGGTGCTCCACCATCCCAATCATTTGGTGTCTCAAACTTACGTGAGAACTTTATGTCCATACCACGTCCTTGTGGATCATCCTTACCATTAGACATACACCCTGCATTCTTTACCTTAGAATAATTATCTTCATCTAAGATAACATTGATAGTACAACGTCCATCAGTATCTTTCCACTGACCCTGATAACCTTCTAGGTCACGGTTCTCTTCAAATACTTTTGCCCATTGAGCGATTCCTGTTACAGTAATTTTAGCCATTTGCTAACTCCTTTAGTGTTTAGAATTGAATTGTAGCATGTATCAAAAAGCACATGCAAGACTTTTTTAATGTATTTCAGAATATTTATTTCCGAACTGTACATCTATTCCTAATTCAACATTTAATTTTAACTCCTCATTTAGTTTATTAATAGCAGATACAAGTATAAACTTGTGTCGTTCTTCTTCACCCTCTTTCACGAGGTTGATTGATTCATCGTGGAACTGTCCACATATATTAGGTCTGGACTTACGATAGATAGCTAACCATTTATCGAAGCAGTAAGAACCAGTGGATTGATTAAGTGTGGAGAATACATCTTTCTCATAACGAAGTGTATGCCAAAAATTACTTATAGGATTCTTTATCCACATCTGTCCTGCAATCTTTCTAACTCTCTTTAGGCTATCAGTAGAGAACTTAGCCACTGACCAGTTCCTTGCCCAGTATGCATTCAAAAGTTTTTTTGCTTCTAGCTCTGTCATACCTGTCTCTCTAGATAACTTAGCCGCACCTACACCGTAGGTCGCAGAGTAGTTCACCACCTTATAGTTCTTACGTAGATCTTTCAAAGATACTTCACCTGAATTGTGCTTATCTATATCCTGTTGTGTAATAGCACCTGCATGTTTTGCTAAGTCTAAGTGTGGATCAAACCCATCACGAGACATTTCTTCTACGTATACAGGATCGTATGGTTTCATATAGTGTCGCTTAGTTGTATCCTCAAGAGAAGTCATATCAGCACCACATAACTTGTAACCTTCTGGTGCAATCAAGCACCCACGTATCTCCTTACCCCAAGGTTTATCAATACTAGGTAAGTTGACCAGAGGTTTGTTATGTTTGAAACGAAAAGTATTTGTAAGACCATTCACACTCGCTTGTACATACCCATCCCTCTCGCATTCGATTAACCCTTCAAAGATACCGAGTCTGTGTTGTATAACTGTGAGTCCATCTAGTACACCTACAACTGGGTTCTTTTCTATTAATAGTTTAACTGATTTAGTAAGCTCACCATTCTTTCTGACTTGTGGTATGAGCCTTGTTTCTGTTGGTGACTCTTTAATATATTTAAAGGTACAAGGTTCCCAACCTAAAGAGAACAACCATTCTTTAACTTGATCAGATGATTTTGGATTAGCTTCCTCAACACCTTTAACAATATTTATTTCCCTAGAATAGGTAGATGGTAGGTCATGCTCAAACAATAGTGCATTCCATTCTTCACCTTGTTTAGATAGTGAACCATCTTTTTTATACATGACCTTTGGTCTAGACTTCTTACGAAACAAAGTCCTCATTGGCATAACTGTTTTAAGTTCAACTACTTTTTCTTCCTGCTCTGTTTTTAGTTTATCTATACAACTAAGTGCTAACTCTTTATCAAGTTTCCATCCGCTTTCTTCTGCAGCATATGCACATTGCATTTTAAATGTTAGGTACTGGTAAAATCTATTTAAATGATCCTGACTAATATACAACATCATGTACCTATCATTTAGGTTTTTGTAAAGCTTGTGGTTTATTCTAACATCTTGTTCGCATCTGTGTTTATATACACGAGCATCAAGGTTTTCCCAATCCTCTACAACAGGTTTAGGTATACCAAACTCTTCACCAAATGATTCTAGTTTATGATTGGCTCTGTCTGTATTCATCACCCAAGACATAGGTAAGGTATCAATCAATCTAGATTTTATTTTTATTCCTAATATCTTTTCTAGTAATGGTACATCATACCTGACTATGTTGTGTCCTATCAGACATTTTTCTCTTCGTAGTATCCTACGCATGTACTCATAGTTATCTGTGGTTTGTATACTTAATCCATCTCTAGTATAAGACATACAATGTATTCTGGTTGCATCTTCAAGCAAGCCATCTGCTTCGATATCAAATATAATTCCTTGCTCTATCGCCATTATTCTTCTTCCTCTTCATCCTCATTCGGGTAGTACACAAGTACTAAAGATTTACATTTAGGACAACTTAGATTTGTTTCCATAACAAAAGCACTATCTTCGTGGCAGTCATGGTCACCACCCCAAATCAATCTTGTGTTACAGTGCCAACATCTCATGCTACTTCAGCCTCATTTGTGAATAGATCCTCTCTTAGTATTGTGGTTGTAGGATCGTAGTATACAGAACCTGCTCTACCTAGTTTAGCAAACGGTCTGTTCTTATCTACGATAAAGTTTGTAGTGTTCTGCTCTACTTCATCCTCACTCTCTGCTGTACGTTCAAGCTTGATACAAATGATTGCCTCTTCTTCAAGAGAAGCCGCATACTTTGTACGTCCATCATCATTTACTTGTGATATGAATACGACACCAATGTTTAACTCTTTAGCTAACTGAGCCATTCGAGATCCTAGTGTGGTGAGTGTACTGGTAGCACCATCAACACCTGAACTGGACAGGTATGCAAGGCGTTGTACATGGTCAATAAATACATACCCTGCACCATAGACGGTTGCAGATAGTCTCACGTAGTCCAACACCTTGAGTGGATCATCATGTGACATCATCTCAAAGATGATTGACTTCTCACCCTTGGTAGCAATCTTTGCCGCTTCAATGACATTACTCTCTGATACGTTATTGTGTGCCGCATCTTCTTTTGTTCTCACGTTCACACCTAGCTCATACGTAGCCATAGCTCTGTATGTGGTAGACTTCATCTCTTCCATGTGAAGCATAGCTACAGCATCTTCACCGTTAGCCAGTAAGCCTGTCTCGAAATATCGAATTACTTCTGTCTTACCAGTACCACGAGGTGCTTTGATGAATGTAAGCCCACCCTTAACCATACCACGTATCTTTTCATCTAATCCTGTATGACCTGTAGGTACGTACTCATATGGGTTCTCATTCTTAATTGCTGCTTCTACATCAGCATCAGAACAGAAGAAGTTCTCTGGTGTGTATCTCTGTGGCGATCTAGCCGCCCACATTATCTTGTCCTGCTTACCTGTCATAAGGAACTCATTAGCATCCTTACACTCTGTCATAGGTACATAGAAAAACTTCTCAGGGAATGCCTGATACAATTTATCTGCGGCTCTACGCCCCGGTGGGTCTAACTCACCTGCATACACTATCTCTTTAAACGATGATAGATATTTAAGATTGTGTTTGATGAACTTCTCACCGATAGAAGATGAGGGTAGTGACTTAACAGGAAATGACTTACCAAGTATCTGGTATAGTGATGCTGCATCAAACTCACCTTCTGTTATGTATATACGCTTGCCTGTACCTGCATTAAACTCAGGTCCGAAAAGATAATTCATACCAAGGCCACGATCCTTTACCCATGACTTGGATTTATCATTACACATTCTGTATTTGATTGTGTGTGGATACTTGAATGCGTACCTTATATCCTCACCATTTGAACCTGTCTGTATCTGGATACCATACAACTGACAAACGTCAGGGTCTATGTCTCGTATACCTGTATACTTAACACCTGATACCTGTATGTTCTGTGGCTGTATACGTTCTTTTAATGGATAGGTTTCTGCAACCCACTCGAAAGTCTCAGGCATGTTCTTCATTGGGTATGCTCTATGGCATGAGTGGCAGTGACCGTAACCATCGTCATTCCAGTTGAATGCATCCGAAGAACTGCACTCTCTGTATGGGCATGGTTGGTGTGGATTATCTGACATTTTGTTTCCTCTAAATTTCTCAGTTGGAATTATAGCACTCAATTAAAATTAAATGCAACACTAATCTTTTACTTCCCAAGCATCCTCTACCATCCAGTGGTGTCCTTCATCTGACTTTTCCCATTCAACATTTTGTTCTGCGTCCTCTCTAGCTAGGGTAATAGCTTCCTCCAAAGTGTCAGCTTCTACTACAGCCTCATATCCTACGTCCAACGTAGCTGTTACTCTATATCTAGGCATTGTTCATTCTACTCCTATACATTGCTCGTAATCTTTCTTCATCAGTCATCTCACGTATTGAGGTATTAATATTATCTTCCTTGTACTCTACGACAACACCAGTATTCCAGTTGCTCATTTCTTTTAGCGCACCCTCGATAGTATCAAATATTTTTGGGTCTGGGTAATTAGGAAAGCCATTCGTATCCTCTGGCACATACATAATGTCACCGTCTACATCAATAAGAACTGCGTATTTCATTGTCTACTCCTTTAATTGTACAAACAATCCCTGTAATTGGATCATTAAAACCTGCTATTGCTATTACTTCTACAGCAAGTGTGTCTGCATTGTCAGGACTGTTTACATATTCTACACATGCATCTTCATGCTCGAATGTTTTGTATGGTATAACGAATGGGTCACCCATAGATAATGTAACAAGTATAACCCAGTTCACCACTCTTCTTCCTTATACATTTCTGTTCTTAGTGCATCCCAAGATATAGGAAATAACTTGAACATCACATCACTAATACTAACAGCAACTAATTTTGTTTCATATTGTGTGTCATCTGCACATCGTAAGCTACACATCTTAGCAAAAGCATACAAGCTACCTGACCAGTACCACTCTGTCATCATAGACTGTGGTAATACCATACGTGCTTGCTCTGGTGCTACACCTGCATTAAGTAATGCTGTATAGTTTCTGATTGACCACATAGATGCTTTAGAGGAAACCCTCATAGTTTCTCCAGAGATAGGTACAACACCTTCACTACCCTGCTTCTTGTCTGCACTACGTCCACGCCATTCATCAGGCTCATAGAACTCAGGCTTACTGTCAACATATCTACGACTGATTTCATTCCAAGGCATGTACTCATGCTTCTGTAACTGCCTAGCTACAAAGATAGGTGCTTTGACATGAAAGGTAGCAAAGGCATGGTTGAATGGTGACTTGTGATTATGTTTAGCTAGATAATTAATTAGCTTTTCATCCTTACGTGAAAGCTCCCACTTACCTTTTATCATATCAGTGCACTCGTACTTAGACTTCTTACCGAAGGATACACGTGCAGAGTTTACTACACTAATATCATCACCCATATGATTTATATATGTCACTTCAATCATACTAATAATCCGCAGTAAATGTTTCTAGTGTGTGGTCTTTGTCTTCTTTCAAGAGTTTCTGCTCATGCAGAATGATATCTTCTACCATACCTAACCCACTACTTACACGAACAAGATCATGGTCACATGCTTCGTAGTATAAGTCTTCGACTTTCTTTAAAGCGTCTGCCATCCATTTCTCTTTATCAGTCATTGTCTCGTATCCACTTCTAAACATGCTAATGTTTCTGAACTATGGTTCACCAGAACCACTGCTTCTTTTAATGCCAACTGGCATTCCTCTACCTTACCATAGGTTCCCAACTGGTAGTAATCAACTCCTTGATTAGTCACGAGTTGCATCCATACTAGTATCCACATCATTAATTTATCTCCTTGTGTTTCTTTGCTTCTTTGATTTGCTCCACTAGCCTAACATTTTTATTAAGTAAAGCTTTTCTAATAAGTTCTTTACCCTCATTGTATTGTCCACTGCATAGCTTGTCATAGCCCCATGCAAAGTAAGATAGAGCTTTACTATTTAAGTCATTATCTCTGTGTTCACTAGGTATGTACACCTCGTAGTGTGTCTCAGTCTTATCGTTATTAGTGTGAGAGGCAACCTGATGTAGATTAAGGAACTTCAGTAGGTTAGGCTTGTCCACTGGTACATCAATAGTACTATAGTCTTTGCCACAAATCTTACGTGCATCGGCTTTTGTACCTGCCCAAACACCATTGCTATTCTTGTATAACTTCATTCAGTATCCTTTCCTTTATGCTTCTGCTTTCGCAGAGGTATAGGTTTCTTCTTATCAGGTATTACCTGTTGTTTAAACTTAGGTTGCCGTACAGCTTTTGCGACAGGATTAATTTTAATGATATGTCGTATCATAAAAGTCACCACCATAAGTCTCTCTCATTTGAGTGTTGAACTCAGCATTAGCAGATAACAACATCAATAGTTCTGCTAACTCTGGTGCATACTCATCCTCTAACGTACCATCTGCAAAGCAGTTAGCCCAGTGTCTAAATACTTTAGCAGGTATTACTCTTCTTTCAACCATCACGCCACCTCCACTGTTATGTTGCGATCACAACTCTCTGTTAAAAAATAACTAGGATCTTTGCTTTTGATCCATTGCTCAATTACAGGAGCACAAAGACTGTACAATTCTTCGTGGGCAAAGGTTGCTTGAATAGATACGCCCTTGCCGTCCTCCAGATACGCAATCGTATCAATATAAACTTCTTCCATTATTTCTTATCCTTACTCTTTACATAATTTTCTACTATCCTTTTATCCCTAGAGATAATAAGGATCTTACCATCATCACCGTAAGCAATGAACTTATTGTTATGTTCCATAATCATTTCTTTCTTTTTTCCAATGCTGAAGTAGCAGCATCAAGTGTGTGTTTATGATACGGATTGAGTGACGATATATTCTGGTGACCAGTGACAGACATGATCTGTAAATGGTCTACACCAGAGTCAATCATCTCAACAATCCCACTCTTTCTGAGGTTACCAACCTTCAAAAATTTTGGTAGTCCACAGTTCTCTTTTACCCTGTTTGCATAGAGGGATATATGAGATCTCGTTAGGGGTCTGTATGCCCCGTCTGATGGCCTCTGATAAGGTATTACATACTCTTGGAAGTCCCAATCTTTCCTCTGGTCAGAGAGCATCTGCTTTATCTCGTTAGAGATGGGTAGTTGTACAGTAGCACCACGTTTTGTCTGAGTAATAGTTACCACGGATTTATCCATGTTCAAGGCATCCCACTTTAATAATCGTATATCGTTAGGTCTTTGTGCCCACTCGTAACAGAGCAATACGACAAGACCAATAGCTCTCCACTCCCACCTAGAGAATGCAGTGTCTAGAAATAATTCTACCTGCTCCTGAGTCCATACCTCTGAGACAGGCTGATGCTTTTTCTTTTTAATCTTCGACATAGGATTATGGTCTATCATATCTAATGATATGCAGTAGTTTAGTAGTACAGATAAAACCCTAGATAGTTGGTTGGCCTTGGCTGTACTACCACTAATTACCCAAGCCTCGTAAGCTTGCGAACAATGGAAAGCATTTAAATCTCCAACCTTAATAGAACCTAAAGTTCTACCACCAATAATAGTATTACTTATAGAGTTCATAGAATATTCGTATTGTCTTTGAGAACTGTAAGCTAAAGACCTAAAGTTATTAGTACTAATATAATACTTATATACTTGTAGTATTGTACTGGTCGCACCAATATTACCTGCAACAATTTTTCCATTACGGAAATCATCCACCATCTGTATCAGTCTAGGTATCTCATACCTAGCAGTCCTTCCATCGTGAAAGGTCTGACGTGATACCACCTTCGCATCTATTGCAGATTGAGGTGGGGTAAATCGCCACACCCAACCAGATTTTAATTTTACTTTTTCTGTGTATCTCATATCTTTCCTATCCAGTGTGTGCAATCGTCATGCGGATCATCCACATAGGACATCCTATTCCACCAATAATATACCATCGCATTCCCCAAAGCTAATAGTAACATAACAAGGCACTGTAAAACAATACCTTGTTATTATTTTTTATATTCTGACACCATCATCTTCCCAAGATAAGACTTTTGTAATCTTTTCGTAAGCGTCTAACCCGTGTATGCATTCGTATATACGGACAAGACACCCCTTGTAGGAAGATTGATTAGCAATATCAACACTATGAGATAGTAAATCCTGATAGGATTTGCATACTGTCTCGTCATTATATGTAATTTCTACAAGGTACATTACGCTTTACCTCCTTCGATAACTATTAGTTGTGGTCGAGATGGCCTAGAAGTCAAGACATTTTTTATCTCTTGATATCTTTCTGGGTCATAGTCTCTCATAGCCAACACTGGTTCGGTATCCCAAACATCAAACACGGCTTCGGGGAAAGCCTCGTTTAGTAAACCACAAATATGATCTGCACCTTCACAAGTCGAGCACCTCATAATGAGGCACTCGTTTAGTTCATCTACATATAGTTCTACAACGTAGTAATGTTTCCACATGTCAACCTGCGAAGTGATGTAGTTTACGCATAGAGGTACGGTTAGGTTTACGCTCTATGTAGATAGATCGTTTACCTAGATGTATGTTAGTCATACACCTACCCCTTTCGATAGTCCAACCACGATTGATTACACTACGCTTACGGTAGATCCCCTTGATACCAAGGAAGTTGTAACGGAAACCTTCACATCCGTCTTGAGTTGGTTTAGTTGCGAATAGTACAAACATTTTTTACTCCTTATGCTTGTGAATGATTACAGTAATATAGTAAGTTCCCCCAATGTCAATACCCAATACTACAAATACAGAAAAAGTTTGGATACGACAGAGGGGAAACTACCACCTCATGCAGCTTGTAGCTGAGTGAAGCGGTTATCTGATACCCATTTAGATACCTCTTGTTCTCTTGAGAACATAGATACAGCCTGAGTATCGTTACCAGTGTCACGTAACTTGAAGCCGTTACGTTCATCTGCATATGATGCATAGTTCGTAAAGGCAGAGTACAATGCCCACTTGTTAGCACCACGTACTTGTCTCTCTATATTATAGAGTTCGTACATTCTCTGTGCCTTTCGTTTAGATGGTATCATTGTTTCTAACAATGCTTCCACATCTACATACTTGAGGTCAGTCTTAGCCCAGACTTTCATCTTGGCAGTCTCTTCGTAGAAGTCTCTACGAGAGTTCTGTAGTTCGTTGATGAAACCATCTAACGTAAAGTTAGATGTATTCTTCTTGCGGATCTTATCATACTCACCACGTATCATACCATTGGTACAAAAGAAATCTATCTGACCAAAGAATACTTGGTTGGAACAAGAACCATCAATACCATGTAATGATATGATACGATTACCAATCGTAGTTGTGTGTCTATCTGTCTCGATATCCACCTGCATATCAGGTAAGGTAATGTCAAGCATAGCCCATGCATCACCTCGTGCTCTACTCCAATTATATTTAGCATTCATTGTGTCCTCTGGACGTAGAGTCTCTGTGATTGTGTTTTGTACACGTCTAAAGAAATCACCGTGGTTCGCACACTTGAAGTCTTTGCCAACAATACCAAGGTATTCACCTGTATCGGCATTGATAACGTACTTCTTGTCTTTGAACTTGGTAGGTTCAAACTCTACTTCAAAGTCTAGGGTTGTTGGTACAAAGTCTGTAGTATAATCGAATGGCATTTGTTTTCCTTTCATTCGGTTTCATTCACGGAAATTCCGTGATTAGTGTTCAGATAGATGAACTATCTGGGTTCGGTTAATAGTCTTCTGTGCAAAGCAACCTGCCTTGCAGTCTTTACAATGACCCTTCAGACCCTTGTGTGTCTTAGGACAAGCAAACATACGTTTGCCATATACAGGGTCATGTGTCAACGTATCATCACCATAGAACATGATGTTCCAATCATCGTCAATCAGCATCTGCCATTCGGCCTCGCTGTTAGATGGGTCTAGTGAAGCATTAATTGCACAGTTGTCAAGAGGCATTAGCTCTTTCTCAATCAAGGATTTTATCCTTGGGTTACGCCATGCTCGTGTCGGTATCCACCATAGGATGTCGGGATTGAGCAAGCACATAGTCTTTACACGATAGACATCTTTGATGTCTTTGAATGCCTCACCCCTAGTCATGTGACGAACACGACTAGTGTCGTAACGTTTACGACTAAAGAACTGAGTGAAGTCAGAGTTAGACTTGTCTAGCTTCTGCCAGATAGTCTCGCACCTATCGTCACGGTTAGCCATGTTCTCATACATATTGTATAACTTAATGTTATAACAGGTCTGGTCACAATAGTCTGTCCTATGTATGCAAGAACCTTCATGGTTCTTAGTATCGTTGATGGGTCTATCAGATGCCGCCATGCCTATGTCTTTGCATTCTCTGAATAGATCATTTAGTTCTTGAGTTGTTACAGTCATTCTCGGAATCTCCGTGATTAGGTTTCTAGTAATTGTTCTGCTTGATCCAAGCTTGCTACCTTGATAACAGGTTTATTTTGTTTGTCAAGGTACATGAATCCAACATCAGCTTCAAAGATAGGATCTTCGTTCTCGTCCACAAATGATGTGTACTTGTACGGGTTGTAACGTACAGTTGTGTAGCCATCCAGTATGTCAAAGGGTATTACCTCATCCATACCTTGATACCCTTCGGGTCTAACGAAAGCATGAACATTCTTAGACTTGTCTCTAAGAACACGTTCACGTCCACCTTGCTGTACAACAAACGTAGGTCTGACTAGACCCACCCATCTCTTGTGTGCAATCACCTTACCGTGTCGTTCTCTCACAGAGAACAGTCGCTTATGTAGGTTAAAATAGATTTCAACTTTCATCACGTACCCTTTCTGATACTTTCATGGCAAGCCATGTGTCAGTCTTATAGTCTTGGCCTAGTACATCTTGCAGATGTCTAGCCTTTTCAAGAGCCATCTCCTTGCTATCACTAGATAGATGTACTCTACCCCAATGCTTCCAGATAATCTTAGTGCTGTCTGGGTTAGCTTCCTTGTTCATATTATGAACTATGTTTATTTCGTATTGCATTTGTAGTCTCCTGTTTTTCATTCACGGAAATTCCGAGATTAGATTTAGCGAGGTCTAACTTGATTGTCAAGCCCCGTTGAGGCATCAACATCTGCTGTAAGAAAACAGATTGCCAATACTTATCTGCACGTCTGGCAGACCTGTTGCGTTTAGGTATCATGTTTATCAATCTCATCACGAACTTCTATTAATCTCTCGATTAAACTGTCTAGCGTTCTGCCATAAAATGTTATGTCATAGGGAATACTCTCCCATGTTTCGCCCTTGTCTTTATCGGGTAGGACAGCGATCTCTCGATCATCATATCTATTACCCATATTTCTGTGATCAGAGATAGATATCTCTCTGCTTTTGTGTGTTACATACACGTTGTTCATGTCTGGTAGTTTCATAGGTATTCTCCCAAGTTAAATTTCTTTTATCCAAAAGGTTAAGATTGCTAGTGTACCGAATGGTACAAGTACTATTAATGCTACTGGGTCTAACCCAAACATAGCTACACCAGTAATAATTAATATTACTAAGAATGTCATAAGAACCCAAAGGGTTGTGAAGATAAAGTTAAATAATACCATAGGTATTCTCCTAAGTTTAAAGGTCTAGTTTTGCAGAGGTCTCTTTTTTTTTTTATTTTAAAAGAAGAAAAAATAAACTTCTTTGAAGTTTACCATTCACGGAACTTCCGAGATTGATATACTTCAAAGAAGTATAAACTAAAAAAGCCCTCCGAAGAGGGCTTATTTTAAATCTGACCAAGTTGGATCAAACAATCTATAAAGCCAAAGGCTTTAAGTTTTGTTGGTACGTTTAACTCATCACCATAGTGATTAGTTAATGGCTTATTAGGGCAACCATTATATATAAATATATAATGTTTTTTATCTTCAACCCAAACTAGTTTGACACCACGATATTCCATTTTTAATCTCCGATTAAAGTTAATCTCGGAAAATCCGAGAATGGAAGCTTCCCCGAAGGGAAGCCCAAGTTTTATTTGGCTGTAAGAGTTAATAACTCTTTCACTACCAATTTCAAATTGAAGTTATTAACTTCAACACAGTCCAGTATTTGCTCTGCAAATTCAACTTCGTTCTTAGGAACGACAGTTTCAAAAACTGTGTTTTTGATCTCGGTAACTTCGTTACCAGCCATTGTAGTCTCTGAGGAAGCCTTTGGCTTGCCCTTTGAAGTATTACCTGCACTGTTCTTCTTTGAAGAACCACCTTTTTTCTCAACGATTTTCTTCTGTATAGAAGAAAGCCCAAGAGGATCTCCGTTTTTCTTAAAGAGTTCACCACTCTTTAACATGGACTGAACAAGCTTCCATTCGGAAGCTACGAGCATCATGTTATATCGATCTGATGGATCGATAGAAGCCAAATCTGTTGTTGCTATCCACTGACCGAAGGTCTGCTTTGAACCACCAACAAATGCTTTCATGGAAAGCATAAGGTCACCATTTTCTTTCCATAAAGGAAAGACAGCTTCGCCAAAGTCTCTGACTAAGAGACTTATTGTATCGTTGTTAGCAACGATATGATCAATACCATCTTTGATGGTGTAAGATTTTCTGCCGACCTTGATTTTGCCGTTCAAGTTTACTTGAGCTGTTGCTGTATTTGTCATATCAATTCTCCGAATTGGTTAAAGGGTTTTGCTCCGACACCGTTGCCGAAGCCCTTACTTTGTAGCACTGATCAAAATCGGAAGTCAAGCACTTTTTAAACTCTAAAGAGTTTACCCATTCACGGAAATTCCGAGAATGCTATTCCCCTTTAGGGGAAAACTTTCTCAACTTTTGGTGGGCATAATGCACAAGGAAAAGCTAGGGGTATATATGCAGGATTGATCCCAAGGGGATATGGTTGTCTCTAGGTAATTTTACCTAGCTTTTTAAAATCATTCATAAATATCTTGATATTTACAGGTAGATAATCCTTTATTGTTTGTAAAAACAATAGAAAACAATGCTTTAGCATTGTATGTAGCTGTAAATCCTACGGATTTCACACATGTATAGTCATGGTATGACCACCCGGGCAGGAGCCATGCCGGGTATGTAGGTACGTATATACCCATAATGCCAGTGGGGTGGTATTTTAGTTGGTAACTACTTCTAGGTTACCACCTATATAGAATAATATATAGTAATAACAAGGGTTTAATACTTTTATTGGAAATATATTCTTTTATATGTAGTATTTACGCAAGGATATTCTTTTTATCGGCAAATAAAAGAAGATTCTTCTCTTGACTTTGGCAGAATGTATATAGTTCAAAGACATATATGTAGTGTTTTCATGTTGATAACAACATATATTAATATTATTAATAATATTTCTTATATTAGGGCTTGACATATGATGATATGGCGGTATAATTACTTATAGTATAATACTTAGAGGTATTAATACTTAATAGATAATAATACTTAATAGTTATTATTATTAATAGTTATATTCTTTAAGGCATATGAAAAATTTTTTTGTCGTAGGTAATAAAAATCCTTGACATCGAATTTGCAAAACGTATAACTAAGGATAATTATTTGCCCAAGATGTATTCTCACGATAATGTAATTGAAGAGTTCTACAAAGCTCTTGCAAATGAAGATGAGGGCAGACTCAGAAGAGTTCATATCCCAAGATCAGATGTATTCTATGTACGAAAGAAAATACACGAAGACACTGGGGTAAAATATTCTTTGGATCATGTAGAACGTGCAATGTATCTAGAGGGTATGCTGGAACGAAGAGATGTATTTGAACCAAACAGAAAAAGAGATTGGGAAAAATGACAATAGCAATGGAAAGAGTTTTACAGTGGAAGATCATGCCACGTTTAATGATGCTAGTAATGACTGGTATGTATATCCGAGTTATAGAGTGGGGAATGTCACTACCTGATTTGTCTACACAACAAAGTGCTATGATTTCGGTAGTGAGTGGTGCAATGACAGGTGCATTTGCAGTCTGGCTAGGAAGTGAGAAAAAATGATAGGACAATTACTTGGGCCAATAGCAAACTTAGCAGGTACTTGGCTTAACGGCAAGGTAGAACAGAAAGCTGCACAGAACAAAGTCAAGGTAGCTAAGGCAGAGGCTGAAGCAGCCATCATGGTGTCAGCCGCTACCAGTGAAGCAGAGTGGGATCGCATCATGGCGAATGCATCAGCTAACTCGTGGAAAGACGAATGGTTGACTATTTTATTTTCAATACCATTAATTTTGG